CCAAACTAATGTTGAATGAAGAACCTGTGCTTCTCTATCAAGTTGAGCAGAAATTTGAGCCGCGACACCAGTTGCGTTCTCATCTTTACCAAGAGCTGATCCAGTCATAACTTGAGTTATAGTAGAATCATAAGTACCTATATGATTAATTCCTGTTTTCTTTTTATACGCTTCTAACTGATCAAATCTACGTTGAACTTCAGCTTTAACTTTATCATTTTTAATATCGTCTATATCTGTTTGAGTAATTTTATACAAACCACTGGCTAATTTAGGTTCCCATATAGTCCACGTAGCTTTATAACCATTAGGAGTTTGAGCAGCAACATTTATATTTTTCAAATCGTTAATTCTTTCAGTAGAGATAAGGCCACGATTCTCTAACTGTTGGATACGTTTATCTATCTGATCTTGTGAGCCACCTGTATGTGCTAACCTTTCTGTTTCATCAGCAAAATTAATATCCAAAGCTTTTTTAGTTGATATCAATCTTAGTTGACCAGCTCTATTGTCATTAACAAATTGGTTAAACATTACACCGTCTTTATCAAAGAAGGCTACTGGTATAGTTGCTCCTTCTTTTCCACCTGCAGGATGTTCAAATTTAAATTCTTTTAATCCTATTAAAGCTTGTGGAGGTATAAACCCTGCTAGATTTAATTCTCGTAAATCAGCTAGAACACTGTCTGTAGCTTGTTGAATTTTTGTAGGGCCACCTTCTATATCAGTCAGAGATTCTGATCTAGATATAATTTCATCTTTAATATTTTGATGTAAAGTGAGAGGATTTACATGGCCAGAAGATGTACCAAAAATAACTTTAGCTTTAGCACTTCTAGTTTTAAAGTAAGCATTTGCAGCTTTTGCTCTATTAGTACCTTTAGCTGTTTCATCTTGTCTATGTATTTCTCCTACAACATAAGTATCTATAAGCTCATCGCTGATACCATACTTTGAAATTTCTTGAGCTTTCCAATTATTTATTTCCTCTTGTTTTAAAGCTGATGATTTAGCTTCCCACTTTTTCCAATATGTTGGCTTATTTTGGTATGTTTTTGACTGCCAATTTTCAAACTTTATAGGATCATTTAATGAGAAGGAGAATTGTTGAGCAAGAATTTCCCGAAGAATGACCTGTTGACGAGCATCCATTTTATCAATGTCTGCAGCCAATTCTGGACTACCTGCTTCAACTGCTTTCTCTTTTAAAAATTTATGAAATGTTCCTGTATTTTTAAATAATTCCTCTCTTTTAGTTGGGTAGTTTTCGATACTTTTTCTTATTTCTTCAACCCAACCCTCATGTCTATTTACTTTTCGTTGTACACTAGCTCTTGTTTTAACTTCTTTCTGTGCCTTAGCTTTTTTGATATCCCCTACTAATGAGCCTACTGCTTTAGTTGTACTAGCAATAGCTTCTAAAGTTTTAATAGGATCTTCTCTTTTGACCTTATCCACCATTTGCTGATCTCTTTCTCTAAGATTAGCATGGTGTTCTTCTAGTTGTTTAGCTTCATGAGCATAGTACTCTGCTAATGTTTCACTCCAATTAACAGGAGCTATCGGTTCATAAAAATTTCGTACCATAGTTACACCGTCCATAATCCAGCGCCACCTGGTCCAAGACCGGAGGCTATGTTAGCTACACTACCAGCTATACTTAAAGCATCCATGAATGCAGCATGTCCTACGTTATGTCCAACTGGTTTAGGAGGTAACATATCAGGACTCTTAATGAAAGCATTCTGTACAAACATTTGCATCTGTTCTGATCTTGCTTTACCTGCTACCTTACCTGCTGCTTTATTCATTTCTGATACAGCATCAGTTAATTGTTGTCCCATATCATGTGACTTCTTAAGATATGCACCAAGATCAATAGCACTGATACGATCCGTAGATCTACCTAGTTGTCCTGATGCTTTACGTTGGTCACCTACATTCTTAGCTAAATATTCTTTCCAATCTTCCTGGCTTTGAGTAAACATTTGGTCTACTAATTTACCATGCTTCTCTTGCATATCTGTATAGAAGTTAGCTAAATTTAAATTGCTAGCATCTATTCCTTGTTCATACTGGACACGTTCAACACCAGTCATAGACATGGTTTGCATCCAATTTCGCTCTCTTTTATCGAGCTTATACTGATAATCTCGTTTTAGCTGCTCATTTGCAGCTCTCGCTTTAGCACCTAAGCACACGGCAAAACTCTATAAAGGTTAATTTGTTAGGTCCATGTTTTAATTCCCTTAGAAATTTGAACCCTAGGAATTGAAGCAACTTTAAATGTACTTTGTTACGACTATCTACGATATTCCAAAGTATCTTGTCTTCTTGACGTTCAACATAACGCTTTGCTTCTCTAGCAAAGGTTACGGGATAGTCATGAATAGCGGTTGTACATAACATCCAGATCTGTCCTCCGTCATCTACTCCAGCCATACCTGCAGTCTTGCCGTTAGGCACTACGAAGTATACACAGGAGGGTTTCTGAACAGCATCAATAAGTGCTTCTTTTGCATCTACACCGTGACCCTCTTCGACCTCACGACGGTCAGCAGGTAGTAGATTAGAGGCCACTTCGAGAGCAGCCTCCATTGTGATTGGGTGAATGTATTTAGACAAGTTTGTAGTTCTGGTTTGTATAATCTCCTTCCCATGTCATAGAATATAACGTAGCAGGAGTTGGGTGTGAAGAGTTAAATGTTAAAGTTAAATTCTTATTACGTTCATAAGTTGGGATAACCTGTGTTAGTTGTTCATTTATCTGCACTCTGTTAGCACCGTATTGATCAGCTATTGTAGGTTCCCATGTTTCAGTATAAACTGGTTTACCTGTTCTATTAATAGTTGTAGTAAATAAACCGTTAGCACCAAAATTAAGTTTAACTCTATGAATAATTAAAGACCCATTTAATATAGATTTCCACTGATCTCCGACTGGTTGCGAATAATAAATAGTAGGGAACTTAACTTCCATATCAAATTGATAACCAAGTATTATATCATTTGTAGGTGTTATGTCATCTGCAGTGTCACCATCTTCTACATATTGTGGGTCATAAGTTTTCCAATTTCCAGGAAGGATTACTTTTGCTACACCACTTTCTACAAATGTAAGTACGTTTTCTGAGCGTCCTTGAAATGTTAAGTCTGTAGAGCTTGGTATAACATATACTCCTAATGTACCATAATTTAATTTTACATCAGATGTAGTAATTGTACCAGAAGCAGTGTCAGTAATTGTAAATGTATTAGCATCAGCTACTGTCTTAACTGTATAGGTATTATCGGTAGCACCTCCAGATGTAAATGTTAAATGAATAGAATCATCTACATTTAATCCGTGGCTACTTTTAGTAACAGTAACTGTAGTACCGCTTCTAGTGTAGGTACCGGCTACATTTGTTTTATGGAATCCTTGAGGTAGGTTGAAAACAGTACGATCATTAGTAGCATCATATGTTAATGCACTAGAAGCTACAGTACTGCTATTATCTAAATGGATTCTATGTAAAATATCATCTGTGGTATCGTTAACAGTATTAGAATTATCAGTTATTTCATATTCACCATCATCCATTTTCAAAGAAAATTTTTGTAATGAATCTTTACCAGCATTTCGTACAACTACAAATAAAGAATCGTCTAGTACAGCATGATGTTCTATATCTCCTGAAAGTTCCCAAGTAAACCAAGCTTGCTGTAAACGTTCTTCACTACTATTGAAATACTTATAACCATATAAAGTATTTGTACCTTTTTTACTGAAGAAAATAAAACCATTTTCTCTTGAGTTAGATACTAATTCTAATTCTTTATCAAATAATTTACTGATAATTTTTGTTTGATCTACTACAATAGGTTCACCTTCTCTCAGTATCTTAGCTACTTCCCAGAATCTAGAATACTTACCAGCATTATCTAAGAACCCTATCGTTGTACCTAAAGATATTGGATTAGTTTTGTAATTAAAATTATAAGCAGCTAATGCATTAATCTTTGCAGTCTGAGGACTCAATACATCTGAGTCTGTAGTCAACATAAATTGTTGAGTCTTAGTAAATAATACTAAACCAGAGTTAACTTGTATACCATCCCACACAATTGCAGGTTTCTCAGAACTACATTGTATATCGATAACGTCTGTAGCAGTATATGTAATAGCAGATCGTGGCCAGAAGTTATAGAAATCTCCAGGTCTAGACATGATAACATTCTCATCACTGAGCATTACCATTCTGTTTCTAAAGAAGATCATCTTGTTAATCTTCTTACCTACGAATGATGGTTCAGGTACTGTTGTAGTGTTACCACATGTACAAGAATCCCATAGTATTTGATCTAAAGTAAATGTACCATTAGCTTGTCTTACAAGCTGTACAGGCATAGTACCCTGAGCTATGGTTATAGTACGACCAGGATCAGGACATTCTTCCCAAACTCCGGGACCATCTCTATCATGTTCACCAAAGAATTTAACATAGTAATCGTCTTCATTAGCAATACTATTTTTTATTTTAACTACATAACCATGTTTACATTGTGTAGGTAAATCAGTTATATCATTAACTTCATTTGTAATTACATTGAGTAATTCACCTGTTGGTGAGCTAACATTAAAAGCACTACCATTTGTAAGGTATATACCGTTTCCTATTATCTGTACTTCTGAAGAATCAAATTCACTAGTTGCTATGATATCTTCTTGAAGAGCACCTAATATACTTTCAGCTGTAACAGTTGTCTTAGTATCAAAAGAAGTAGGTGTAGGACGTATAAGACCAAGGTTAGCTTGTACTTCAGATGTACTAACTTCTGTAACAGTTACTTTATAATAACCATCTTTCATCCATACATAGAAATAATCATTCTCTTGCCACCCTTCTCCACCATATAATAAATCGTGTGTAGTTGTATACCTTGCTTGGTAGGTAGTATCAGTACCAGTAGTGTAGGGAACGGATTGTCCTATAGTAGATATTCTAAAATATAAATTAGATCTACCTGCAGCTCCAGAATTATTAACACTTACACTATATGTATGTGCTCCTGAAGGGGCGGTATCTGTCAGTGATGTACCACTACCGACTGCAAATATACGTGTTCCTATATTAGGTGCCCATGCGTCTCTACCGTCCCCAGCACTATCATCACATCGAGTACTTTGACTAGGCCTATTAGCACGACTTACCATAGCACCACTACCATTACAATAGTTATTACTAGACTTAACTAATTCAACTTCAATTCTAGTAGCTGTTCTAGATGTAGTAGTAGTGGTATTGTTAAATAAATTAAGTGCATATTGATTAGCATAAGCTACTTTCTTCAATTCAATATAAGCTTCTGCAGGTCTAGCAGGTGCAGTAGTACCATCCATTGATACTGTTTTAGTACGATTAACTATATAAGTATAATCATTTAAAGTTAGTGTTTGTATATCTTCATCATTAGAATGTGTTAGATATGTAGCAAGGTTTGAAGCTGTACCTGAGTCAGGAGTAACAGTTTTTTCAGAACCATCTATACAGCTCCACATTTGGATATCACCAGTCCTTGATATCTGTCCTATATATTGCTCGTCTTCATCTCTGTAATAATGGAACCACCTTCCATTGGTAGCAGAATTTAATGAACCATCACTTAATGATTTTATTAATTTACCACCAGGACGTTTCATAAGTCCTTGTACTAAATCAGGTAAAACATTCTTTGCAGTTACTACCTGACCGGGACGCTTTGATTCATCTGGTTGCTGTGATATACCCCCATTATAATTAGGTATTGTTTGAGTAATACTAGCCATTAGCGTCTTAATGCATTGTATGGTTGGAATGATTTGTAAATACTTTCATGCGGATTACCGAAGAAAGAAGGATCTCCTTTATCACATTCGTACTCTAAGCAAGCTGCTCTTGATTTGAATTCATCTTCTTTCAATAGCTGTGCTAACTGAGCATTCGATACAAGCTGGGTAGCAGCCCTTACAGCTGACCTGTAAGTTACATAACGTTGGAATGGGTTAGGAAGATCTTCGAACGCATACAGCGTCACCAAGTCTAGGTAGAGAGTCTCTGAAAATACATCAGTATGATTTACTAGATCATATAATCTACCGTTTCTCATTACAACATCTTTGGATCTATCTTTTAGTCCATCATTAATGTCGTATCTTAAAGCGTTATTAGGTATAGTTATATAACCATTACCATCTGGTTCAGTTGCAATATGGTATTCAGTATTAAAATGCCATCCTTCATTCTGTACATCTTTATTAACTTCGGTTAATATATTATAAATGAAAGAGACTTCTGGGTTCTCATAATTAAGAGTTGTTATAGGTGACTGACCGATAGCTCCCAGTATTGAATTCACGGCGGATAGTTCGGTATCGGTGTCAGTAGTGGTAGCCATAGGTATAAATTTTTGTGAATAAAAAAAAGGAGGGCGTGAAAACCCTCCTATATGTTGGTTAATAAAATATAACTTAGAATGCAGCAGGTGCAGTTGCTGTACCAGCGTACAATTCAACAGCAGCAGCTGGGTTAAGGTAGTCAGCTCCCATAGCCAAACGTCCTAGTATGACATCGCCCTGATAAATCACGGATACATCACCACTAGTAATTTGTACTTGAGGTCCGATTGCTTCTACAACACCTGCAGCTTCCTTCTGGAAGATAAGTCCGCAAGAGTTTACGAAGTTAGATAATTGTCCATACTCGTTATTGATACCAGTTACACTGTTACGAGCATCTTCTTGAGCTTCACCGACCCATGTGCCAGTGTTACCAGGAGAAGTTACGCCAGGGTTAGTGGCACCTGCAGTACCATAGATAGTACCATAGTTACCGAAGAATGGGATATTCATAGATTTGTAGATCTTGATGCCTGCAATTTCTATGATTCCATTACCACTCTGCAATGCAGAACCTTGTGCGTCCCTGTTAACAAGACCATTAGAACCGACAGCTTGTATCAATTCATAATATTGTCTTGGGTTCAATACACCCACACGTCCATCAGTACTTACTCCCTTCTCATCTAGTGCAGCAGCTGCATCGTAGAAGGCGTTAACTAAGTTGGTTGAGTTGTAACAATCAGATGCGTTTGTAGTTGTACCTACACGAACCTGAGTACCACCTGGTTCTAAGAAGTTAGCCTTAGTAACTGGGCTAGCTTTTCTTGCGCCGCGTGATACGGCACGGAAAATTAATCTATCATACTTTTGAGCAAGAGCATATCCAATCTTCTTGGAAATCTCTCCCCTTAATTCGTAGTGTGCAAGAGTCTCATCTAATTCATATACGAAGGCACTTGAGATAAGTAGATCATCAACAGTGATGGTCTTCTCAGCTACTGGGGGCGCACCGTCAGAGTTACCAAGGATGCTGTTTCCAGGAGTATGGAATTCAGCTTTGGTACGTCCTGTGTAAATGAACTGTAAAGATTTCCCATTTTTCAGGGTTCTCTTCATGACAAGATCTCTAGCTATGGCATTGTACTCAAAGCCTTTGAACATCTCACCTGAGAATAGCTTGAGATACAGTGCCCTTCTATCCGCACCACCATTATCGGCACCTGGTACGGTTACCGACGCTTGATGCGCGGTACTCTGTTGAGCCATGATCTAAAATAAAATAATTGTTTGTATTAACTTCTTCGATCGATCAAATTTTTGTGGTCTATCCCACCGTCTAGACGGCTAATGGTATCCTGCGTACAGGGCAAAAGCCAATGAAAAGAGAGTCCTACTCTGAGGTGCTCTCTTCCCTGTTTAAGTTGTCAGAGCTTCTTCTAAAGAATTGTAATCGTTTTCATCGTCTACACCCGGAGGCTGCTTATCACTAGGACTAGTATCTACAGGGTCCTTGATATCTGGCTCAGGTGTTAATGATGTTACAAAAGCAGGAGCTGCTGAACTTTGTTGTGACATTAATAATCCTCCGATAATTTACTATGGCAGGGGCAGTCTGCAGCACAATTATTATGTGCATTAATATGCAGTACCTCTACCATAGTAAAGAACCCCACAAGCAGAAATAAACCTACCCATGGGGATTCAAGATACTTCATCAGAAGCTATATTTTGTGCCTATTTTGGTA